TCTTGGTGTTAAGGGCGCTATGGGTGCTGCTAAAGCAGCGAAACTTGCTACGGGCGTTAAGGCCATTGGTCCTGGTTCTCGTACTATTAAGGCAGTTGCTGTGCGAAAAGTACCCAAGGCTATTGGTTCTGGACCCAAGGCTATTGGTCCTGCTCCTAAGGCAGTTCTTAGGAAGCCTGCTGTTAAGAAGCTTTCTGCAAAGAAGCCACCTGCAAAAAAGCCACCTGCAAAGAAGCCTTCGATTAAGAAACCAGTTGCAAAGAAACCAGTTGCAAAGAAACCAGCTGTTAAGAAACCTTCTATATTTGATTAGGTAACAGATAGGGCTATTGGTATGAACCAAACAGCCAAATTGGCCCATACTCTATACGGGGAGCCAACCACTAAGCACTCCCGTCTATCCCATGCGGAAGGCGCTCGCCTTGCTGCTCCATCAGGCCCGTATATCGGGCGTAATCGTTGCATAGCCAACGATGACACATGTGAGGGTCCTAAAGCCCGTGGGACAGATTTCTGTATCGGACATTTACGTTCTAAAGGTGAGTCTAAATGAGTATAACGCTAACGCAGCTTCGCACACAGGTTCGCAACATGGTTGATTTGGATGAAACCGACCTTCCAGATTCTATTGTTGACCAGTTTGCTCGTGAAGGGTTCCAACGCATTTATGCGCTGGAACGTCGTTGGCCTATTCTTCAGGAATCATATACATTTAATACTGTAGCCAATCAGCGTGAGTATACGATATCCACAATTGGCGATATCCGTGAAATCATTTCTGTTGTGGACACATCTACTCATGGTGCACGACTTAATCTTATTGATTACAACGAGGCTGAGGGTATTTGGCTTGGCAATCTTGACGTTGCTAGTCGACCTTATTTCTACAGTTTTTGGGACAAGAAGCTTCAGCTTTGGGCAAAGCCAGACATTGTTTATCCCATGACTGTTCGTGCTTTTCGCAATCCTGTGTACACATGGCTTAGCAATGTTGATGAGGCAATTGACCTTGATGAATGGTTTCATGCGATTCTCCCTTACTTTATAATTGCTAGGGTTTATCAGCGTCAAGAGGACTCTGATTTGTCCGCTATGCACATGCGTTCTTTTGATGAGGGTGTTGCTTTTGCCCGTCGTGACTTGATGAAGGCTTCTAGCGCTCAGCCTGTTGTCATGTCTGGTGGCAAGCAGTATCCAACGCTTCAGCGTTGGCTACAGACTCTTGGTAGGACACTTTAGTAGTGTCTCAGGTTACCGTTGAGCGGTATGACGATTTTACTGGCGGTCTAAACCTTAGGGCCGACCAGTTTCAGCTTGCTCCCAATGAATCACCTGACATGTTGAATGTCGAGGTTGACCCTCGTGGTGGCTTGTTTACTCGTGGTGGAATTCGTGAGATAAACTCAACAGCTATTGCTGGTACCTGGACCCCGCACAAACTTTATTCGTTTCCTGGCGCTACACCGCACTTGATGTTGGCTAACTACACAAAGGTGTACAAGTCAACTGGTGGAAACTTTACCACTCTGCAATACTCATCTGGTAATGATGTGACCGCAGCACAAACTCATGGTTCATGCATGGCTGCATGGGGCAAGACTTTGTATCTAACAACTGGTACCGCAGGTAGCGGTGGTTATTCTTGGATTACTACAGATACATACGCTACTGCTTTGACTGCTTCTGGGGTATCCCCAAATGCGTGGCAGGCCACTCCTGACCCAACGGCACACAAGATGCCAACGGCTGAACACATCATTGTTCATGCGAACAAGATGGTTGTTGCAAATACAACAGAGGACGGTGTGGCACATCCCAATCGTGTTCGTTGGTCACTTGAATCAATCCCAGACAACTGGAACGAAGATGACTACATTGACTTTGAGGGTGGTGGAGAAGGCATTACTGCTCTTGCTGTGGTTAGCGGTCAACTTGTAGTATTCAAACAAACAGCAATGTACGTTGTGTACGGTTATGACACAACAGACTTTCAGGTTGTTCAGTTGTCTCCACAACTTGGTGCTTTGGAGCATGAGCATATTGCGGTTGCTCCAAACGGTGTTTACTTCTTTTCTCACCCACAAGGTTTGTATTTCTATAACGGAACACAGATAATTGATATTTTTTCAAACTTGAAATCTATGTACCCAGATGGATTTGTTAACTCAACTGCCGATGACAAGATAAGTGTTTCCTATGTTAATGAGCGTGTTTGGTTGTCTATGCCATTTTCAAAAACAACATCTGTTGATTACACCGCTATTTCTTTTGTTTATGACCCAACTATTAACAATGGAAGTTATGTTGCTCATAAGACAGCAGATGGTTATGGTCTAATCGGTGGAACCGATTGGACCAATGCTGCTGGTGAATCTAAGCCATTTATGATTCATCCAGTTCTTCCTCGTGTGGTAGAGGTTGATGTTTACGATGAAGAAAAGGATTTGCTTGGTGGTTCTGAATCAAACTTTGCATCGTTTTACAGAACTGGTTGGGTTGACGGTCGTTCTTATTCGATGAAGAAGATGTGGCGTAGACCAGATTTTGTTGTTAAGCAAACTGATACTGCACGACAGATAAATGTAAAAGTATTTCATAACTTCGAAGAAGCAGTTGGAAACGAAAGAAAGTCTTTTAATATTTCTCTTGATGCTTCAGCATCAGGAATGCTTTGGGGCGAGGGTTATTGGGGTGTTGGCAAATGGGGTCTTCAGGCTGCAGGTGCTCAGGTTGTGCGTGGTTCGAATCTTGGTTTGGCCCGTGCTGTGCAACTGTTGTTTACTGGTCCAGTTGGTTTGTTCTGGGGTATTGACAGCATTGCTTACAAATTTAATAAGCGAAAGGTTACTGGATAATGGCTATTACGATTACACACACTTTTACTAACGGAACCATTGCTGAGGCCGCTGAAGTAAACGCAAACTTTAACGACGTTGAAAACTATGTCAACGGTTTGTCCGATGGAACAAATATTGATTCATCGGCAATTACCGCAGCAAAACTTGCTATCAATGCTGTAACAACAACCAAGATTGCTGACGGTTCTGTTACTGAAGCAAAGTTTGAGACAAACTTACTTCAATCTGATTCGGTAATTATTGCAGGGCAGGTGTTTGGGTGAAAGAACCACTTCACATTCCCGCAATTACTACATTGTCTTCTGTGGACGCTACGGCTATCCGTCAGATTACTTTGTCGTTGGTTGAGGCAATTGAAGACATTAAGAAGGATGTGGCGACTCTTGCGAGTCGTCCACAGAACGGTGCGTTTACAAGGCAAAGGAACGATAGATAATGGCTTTTAATCCCGCAGAATATACTGCACGGCTTCAGGCTTTGATTAGTGGTTTTAATACTGGCTCTAATCGTGCTCTTTACAACAATCAGATGACCAATCAAAGTGCTCGTCAATCTATTGCCGATATGAACACTCAGTACGATGCACAGGCTCCAAGGCTTGTTGCCGGCTTTGGACAGCGTGGTATGCGCACAGCCAATGTTAAGAGTGGTGCATTTGCTAAGGCAATGCAAGACTTTGCCAAGGAACGTGTTAAGCAGACTTCTCGTGCTACTGCTGCCTTGGATACCGAGAATGCTTTTTACAAAAGCGATTTGGCTGAGCGAACAGCTCAGCTTGATGCTGATAAGAAGTTTATTGAGAGTGACAAGGCACGACAAATTGCCGAGGATGCTGGGCAAATTATGAGATACAGAGCAGGAGCATACGCATAATGAACGAAGCGCAACGTAGAGCAATTCAGAACGAAAAGAATAAGGTTGTTACAACTATTCCCCGTTCTCCGACAACTGGTGTTGTATCTTATGACTGGCGTGAGGGTGCTTCTGCTCAGGAGCGAAATGTTCCTCGTGGTGCGGACCAGGCCGAGCGTGTTGGCAGTCTTGTAACTACTGCTCGCTCTGGTGTTCCTGCTTGGGATTATTCTTCCGAGATGCGCAATAGCACTCCTGGTGTCAATGCTGCTTACGATGCATCGATTGGTCGCAATCAGCCTGGTGCTCCAGTTTCTGTTGACCCATATGCCGCCTATGGTGGTCTTGATGGTTTGATTCGTCGTATTTCTGGTTCTGGTTCTGGCTCTGGTTCTGCTGGCAAAGATTCTGCACTTGATTGGGCTAAGTGGAATGCTCAGCAGTCAGCTGATGCAACTGCCGCCGCAACACAGTTGCGAGCGTTGCAGGGCTTGCAAGGTCGTCTTGCTTCTGGTGGTTACCGTGGCAATGCTGATACTTTGCTTGGACTTATTGACGAACAGAATCGCACAGGCCAGAGTGCAATTGGTGGTAACTACACTTCGGGTATGACGAACATTGGGCAGGGTTATGATACGGCTCGGGGTATGATGGATATTGGTTATGGTGGTTTGAATTCTTATCTTGCCGCCAACCAGATTAACCCTTATGCTAATCTTCAGCAGCAGGTTTCACCTTCGCAGAATGCGATGCAGTCTTACCTGGATGCTTATGGTGTTTCCAATGACCCAGTTAATCAACAGGTTCAGGCATCTAATATTTCAAATCAGCAGGCTGCTGATTTCTTTAACCAGTTGCAGGCTTTGCAGTCTGCTAACCAGTTGTCTAATAATCAGTCTGGTATTGATGTGGCTCGTATGGCTCAGTTGATGGCCAATACTGGTCTTGGTGCTCAACGTGCTGGCTATGAATCTAATGCTGCTTTGGCACAACAGCAGGCCATGAATCAGTTGGCTGACCAGATTAACCAGGCTCGTTATGGTGTCGAGGAGGGTGTTGCTACTCGCAAGAACGCTCTTGAGGAGGCCATTATTGCTGCTGGTGGTGGCGTGGACGGCAGTATTGCTGGTTCTGGTGGTGATGGTAAGGCTCCTGTTCCTGGTAGTGCTACATCTCGTGTTGAGCAGATTAAAGCCGCTCCTGACAATTATCCCAACCTCAAGGCTGCCTTGGCGGATTTGAATCCTGATTACAAGTTCACAACCAAGGCTGCTGCTGAAAAGAAGTTTAAGAATCTTGCAGCTGCTTTCAAGAAGTAACAAAAGGACTAAATAGTATGTCTGACTTTAATGCATTGGTTTCTGCGATTATTGCTAGCAAGGGTGGTTCTGACTTTTCATCGAACACTATGGACCCTGTTATGCAGTACCTGAGTGGCAATTTTCAGCAGAATCCTAGGTTTACTATTGACCAGCTTTATCAGCGTCAGGCTCCGAACAGTACTGCTGCTTTGACTTCTGGTGGACCTATTGCTACTGCTGTTGGTCGTATTCGTTCTGGTGTTCCTGCTTGGGAATTGTGGCGTGACGAAATATTGCGTGAAGAATCTGGAATGACTCCTGAAGAGTGGAAGTCTATTGTAAACAGTTTGGCTGATGAGCATCAGAAGGTCAAGCAGTCATTGCTTGACCAAAGTTTGCAGCAGGATGTTTTTCAGAAGGCTGGCATGGCTGGTGCTAATGAAACCTATCTCGATAGGAATGAAGATGGCACGATGAAGTTTGCTCCTCGTGCTTACGGTTATGCACCTCAGCAATTTGATGAACTTATTTCTGCTTTGCCTGCTCAGCAGTCTGCTGATACTGCACGTTACGCAGAGATTGATAAGCGTTACAGGTCGGTTCCTATTACCGATGAACGTGAAAAGGAGAGATTGTTGTATGACAAGTATCTTTCTGAGATTCGTGCTAAGGATTCTAAGAAGGAACGTTTGCAGCGTCGTAACAAGAATAATCGTATTGATAATTATAATTACGACGTTGAGGGCAACAGGCTTGGAGTTTTGGAAGCTGCAAAGAGTGGTTTCCTGAATGCACCGATTACTCAGTTGTTTGGTCTGAGACCGCTTATTGATAGGGCTGGCATGGCTTTTACTGATAATGCTGGTGGTCCGATTGTTCCACGAGGTGCTAATGCTAATTTGCAAGAACTTGAGGCTCGTAGTAGGGCTTCGAAGGAGGCAAAGCGAAGTGGTCCTCTCAAGGATGCACGTTTGGATTCTATTCGTTCTGCTCGTTCTAACGCCCAGAAAGCTTTTGGCGATACTTTGGTTGGTTCTTCTGCCGACACACAGCGACGTGCGTCTGACTTGACTATGCAAATTCTTGCCTCATTGGCGCAGCAAGGTGCTACGCCTTTGAAACAGGATATTCTTTCTAACGCTCTATTGAGGCGTTCAACGAAGAATGGCTAAGCTAGGTTCTAAACCCCTGGACATTGTTGCACAGTTAGAGGCTGTTGCTGCTAAGGACCCAGTTGCTCGTGCTGCTGCTTTGCGTGGTAGGACGAATAAACCTCAGGTTTCTTCGTCTTCTCCTCTTCTTCCTTCTTCTTATATCTCTTCTCTTCTTAAGGGTATTGACTCTGACCCGTTTGTTAAGAATCCCTCTTTTAAGAAGGATAAACCTTCTGCCGTTCCTCCTGCTCTTTCTGCTTTGAAGAATGTACTTCTTCCTTTGCAGGTTCTTGATACTCCTCGTCGTGCTGTTATTTCTGGTGTTCGTGAGCTTGTTGATGCTATGGATAGTGACCCTACGACTAAAGCTTCTTTTAGTGATTTCTCTAGGCAGACTAAAGATTTTAATTATGGTTTTGGTACCGCTTTCCCGATGAAGGGTTGGGCTGGTCGTATTCTTGGTTTTGTTGGTGATGTTGCTTTGGACCCTTTGACTTATGCAACGCTTGGTGGAACTGTGGTTGGCAATAAACTGATTAGGCTTTCGGCTGCTGAGTTGGCCAATGTTGCTGATGGTGGCATTGCACGTTTGGGTGCTAAGGC